CGGTAGCACCACCAGTTCCGCTAAACCTAGCAACAGCATTATCAGTGGAAGTAGCTGGTCCTTCCATTTCACCTGCGTCACCTTTATCCCCCGCAAGATCAATAGAAAGAAGTACTGCATCTGCATCAGAGAAAGGATTAGTTGCACTAGAAGAAAGATTAGCTACCGTTAGTTTTGTATAGCCAGAAGCATTAACTACCGCAGTAACTTTATACGTAGCAAATACTTCAGGAGCGTACTGCTTACGAAGAGTTACGAATCCTAAGATAGAAGAAGGATTATTACCGCCGGTAAGTGATTGCACAAAGGTTGCTATAGCAGCAGAATTACTATCTGCATCATCAATGTAAAAAGCAGTAGCAGCATTCTGTGTGCCGTTATTTAAACGAACAGTACCACTACCGGGATCAGAATCTGTGGTAGTAGTACTAAATGCTAGTGGTACTGCGTTACCTAAATCTGCAAGAGTACTAATACCTGTAATAGAACCGCTAGTGATATTAACTGCATCCATATACGCAGTACCATCAATGTACAGATCTTTATACTTCTTAGCGGAAGCCCCTAGATCGATGTCATTAGTCGTTACAGGAAGAATAGAACCATCTTTAAAGGTTACTTGTGCAGTGCCAGCAGATGTATACGTTAACTCATCAGCAGCATTAAAGTACAAACCATTATTGGTATCACCAGTATTTGTAATAGCTGGCGCACCGGCTGATCCGTCAGAAACAGATACAACACCAGTAGCGGCGATAGTAGTGAAAGAACCCGCCGCCGCCGTCGTGCCACCAATAGTAACATCGTCTGCCGTACCTCCGTTAATGTCAGCCGTATCGGCTACTAGAGCATCGATGTTAGCTGTTCCGTTAATATATGCATCTTTAAATTGAAGAGAGTCTGTACCTAAATCAACATCATTATCTGATACCGGTTTAATTACACCATCTGCAAAGGTAACCTGTGCAGTTCCAGCAGAAGTATAACTAAGTTCATCGGCAGTGTTAAAATAAAGGCCATTGTTAGCATCGCCTGTATTTGTAAGAGCAGGGGCGCCAGCACTTCCATCAGATAAAGAGACAACTCCCGTAGCAGAGATTGTAGTAAAAGCACCAGTGGATGCAGAAGTTCCTCCAATAGCAGCACCATCAATTGTACCGGCGTTAATATCAGCGGTATCCGCCACCAAGGCGTCAATGTTAGCTGTTCCATTGATATACGCATCCTTGAACTGTAACGAGCTAGTACCCAGATCGATATCGTTATCTGTTACTGGTACGATAGCGCCATCTTGAATCTTAAGCTGCTCTACTGATCCTGATGATACTTGAACGTAGAACTCTAAGTGGTTGTTTGCTGTATCTACAAGAACCTTATTGAACTGATCCGCATCTGCTAGCCGATCAATAGGCGCTCCTTCGCCAGTGGTACCGTCATGGTTATGTCCACTGCTCTCACTAAAAGCAGCTAGTACGTTATTAAATTCCGCATTAAGTGGCGCAGCACTAACAATTTCACCACTGAGAATTTGCGCGGAAGACTGTCTAGAATATCCTGCCATTATACAAGTGTCCTATTTCTGTTAAACCGGGCATTCCATAATATCACGTCAAGATATTTATCCCGCTTCTTAAAAAACTTCTTTAGCATAGCCAACATCATCGGTACCCCGCATCTTGATATGTTACTGAAAAGCCACTTATACTGTAGGGTGCTTGTGTTCCCGTTGATGTTATGACAACTGACATTGACCTGCCTGATCCCTGTATGTTTGTTTCTAGCACAGGACTGGTAGTCCCGTCAAATGTAAAAGTAGAATTATACTCTCCTCCAGTTGTGGTGTACCGTAACAATGCCCCCGCAGTTGTCAGTGGGTACGTGACTGGATTAGCAACACTCGGATCATCCCAATCAAACGCGATGCCTAAGTTTATAGTAGAAGTACCTTCTGGTCTAGTAAATAATGATAAGTGTTGGAATATTTTTCTTTTTTCTGTAGAGTCAAAGTACAAGAAGGGACTAGCGTATATGGAAATAACCTCTTCTCCATTGAAATCATTACCATTATCCTGTTTATGTATCTTACCGTCTAGATCTCCGTAGAGAATAACTTCCTTGTTATCGATTAAGCCACTGGTAGCTACAAAAGCTCTAATTCCTAGTAACTGCCCAAACTCCCAACCTACCCGTCTGTCTGCAAAACGTAGCCCACCAATAATACCTTCTGTAGCTGCCGCTGCTGTAGCCTCCGCTGGAAAGAAATAGCGGAACTGTGTTTTATTTTTCACCACTACAGAACACATATTGCTAAGTGTATGATTATCTGGTAATGCTTGTAATATCTGCTGTATAGGTTTGGATATTGTTTCTAACTCGATGTCGCCAATCCTGGCTGTACCTTGAATAGGACGAATACCATCTGCTGCTAGGAATAAAACATCACCACCTATCTCAATAATACTATCTGAAGCAATGCATCCAATATTGTTAGTTACCTCTTGCAAAACAAAATCAGATGTGGTATTACCTACTAGTCGCTTGATCTTGTCCCTGCCAAATACGAATAGGTTATCTCTAAACTTAACAATACCCGTAATGTCAAAGCCTACGTTTATTACCCCTGCGCCCCCGGAGACTTGAAAGTTAAGATCGTTATTAGGACTACTAAACAACAAGGAGTTAGTGTTATCAGACATCCCCGCAAGAAACAAATGGTTACGAAAGTCAGTACTGAACTTAGCTTTCTGTACGTCTTTAGTAGCAGCATAGCTATAGAAAAAGTTAATAGCTGTACCACCTACGTTAGTTTGGGTAGTAACACCAGAAGGAGAACTTAACTCAAAGGTATATATGTTAGCGTCTGTTATGGTAGCTACAGTAAAATCCGTGTCATTCATTGACACACCACCAACGGTAACACTAACTCCGCTAAATCTTACCGTATCGCCTACTGCTAAACCGTGTGTTGTATGATCTATTGTTACCGTAGCATCTGTGTTTGCAGAATCAAAAGCGTTAGCCAACTGTGCTTCTGTGTCTGTAGCTGAAGTACCCTGTTTATCATACATATCGATAAAGGTAGCACCACTATGTCGCCAAGGTCTGTTTACTCCATCTGTTACAACAGTAACTTCAGTACCAGTAAAACTATGACTAGAAACTCTAAGTTTGTCTACTCCTACTGCACTACGAGTAGTAGCTAGTAAGTTACTTCCCCATCCTGCCCCAGCAGTGTACTTATACACACTATAGTTATAACTGTAAGAGAAAGTAGTAGCACCGCCACCCCCGCCACTTACTGTTGATGAAGCAGCAGATGTATGAACAAACTTGTATGTGTTAGCATCTGTTACTTCTGATACAGTAAACTCTACTCCGTTCATACTTAAGCCACCAACAGTGCTAGCATCAGCAAACGTAATAAAAGAACCTACTGTTAAACCATGCGAACTATCAACAACAGTAACTGTTTTACTTGTATTAGCAGTAGTAAAAGGACCGCTACCTACACTTCCTGTACTGTCTCCCGTGTTACGTCTGGCTGCGTAGATAGCATTGTTATGAATCCAAACACCTAAGATGCGACCACTACCTGTAACAGTAGCGTAGGAACTATCGTATGCAGCATAGCCACCTACTCTTCGATAACCACCGAACTGTGAAATCTCAAAGTTTAGCATACGAGTAGCCGCACCAGGATTTGTAGATGCTAACGCTAACACATCTTCGTTAGTATACAAACCTCCTCTTGCGAGAACAGTTACATCATTAAGGGCGTCCGCCATTAAGGAGTACCAGCAGGAGCGTTAATAATATACGCCATCCTTGTATCTCGTACTTCAGTAAACCTATTGATAAGAATAGAACGCATATGATCTATTCCTAAGTCAAACTTTTGTTTTACAAGTGCTGCTTGCTGGGAGTTATCTCTGAACATATAACAGTGATATAATGCTCCATCAACAATTACATGCTTAAAAGCATCTGGTACTGTCATAACATCTGTGGCACCACTTAAATCGGTATGATATGCATAGTAATCATAAGAAACACTGTATGCAGCATTAGGGATAGGAGTAAAACCTGCCTTGTCGTCAGGAGTTCTATATACATAGATAGGTTGATCATAGTCTCCTGAAGTTGCTTCACTATCCCTCTCAAAATACCTTGATAAAAATGTATCATAGTTAATCTGCTTTAGCTTTCTAGCCGCAAAATCATTGACTGAATCATAGTTAATTCTAAAGCTGTTCCAGTCTGCAATTTTTAGTGTTGTAGCTAGCGTGTATGTTCCTGTACCTGAAACTAGTGTTAAAGAACCTGTAGTATGATTAAAAGGAAAATAGTATTCTCTTTGGGAAATCTCATGAAGTGAAGCATTAACCGCATCTTTTACTTGTGAACGAAAACCAATAACGCCAGTAAAATCAGCAGCAGATAACTCTACTTCATTTAGGCGTCGTATGGTATCATTTACTAATGTAAGAAAAGTTGTTGCCATTAAGTTTCCACCAATTAAAAAGTAGGAGTGGGGTTTTTACACCCCACCCCCATAGTACTTTACGCAAGAGTATCACGATCAACGTCAGCCAACCACGCGAAGACGCGCATCTTACCCGTCAAGGTAGTGCCCGTCTGTGCCTGGATGAGAATGTCAAGCGTATCGGCAGCAGCCGGTACAATTGCCGATCCCGGTGCAGCAGGAACTGCATAAGCTCCAGCAGCAGCCCCGTCAAAGTCAAACGCATCAACAAATGCATCTGGATCACCCCCGGTCACACCCAAATCAAGAGCGCAATCGGAAGAAGTACCAGTATGAACAGCGGTACATTCCATGCCAGCAGAAATAATCATCGTGTCAGCAGGGATCGTAAGTGCCTGAATGATATCGGCAGCAGCCAATGCAGTACCTTTTGCAGTAACAGCAGCGGCAAAGTCGATCTCATTCTGAACGTAGTACGGACTACGCCCACGAGCGCCGGGGTTACGGACGGTCGAAGCTAGTGTAGTAACGGTAGCCATATCTCAAACCCTCCCTATACCAAGTTGTACTTAGCGTTCACAAGAGCTTCTGGACGAAGGATCTTGCGACCGTACAAATGCATACCCCGAACAATGTCAGCAAAGCTGTCGGGATCGCGATAAGTTTCAGTCTTATTAATCTGCTCCGCCGTAGCGACAGAAGACATATGACCCGCACAAATCACACCGTAGTTGGAAGAATTGGTGCCGCCAGTAGTGGCAGGACCGGTACCAACCGAAGGAAGATTGTTCGAGACATAAACCTTAAAGCCATGAAGGTTATTAAGGATAAGACCATTCTGGAGGCCATCGCCGCCAAAGTCAGCATTGAAGAGACGCGAGTCTTCATCACGCAGAAGCTCAACAAACACGGGATCAAGAACAAGAAACCGGCTGTTCGTATCAACATTCTGCTGGTCAAGAAGACGAGCCATCCGGTTGATTACCGAAAGGGCATGAGCGTTACCGGAGCCAGGAGTAGTATCCGTAGCACCAGGAGCGCGAGCGTCAAGGCCAACACTATTGGAAGAGGAGCCACCAAAGTCATCTCCGCGAATTTCCATCGAGTCAAGAAGTTCATCGGAACCGGCAGTCGCAACAGCCTTGCTACCGTTAATCGTGGTATTCGCCGCGTTTGGCGTACCATGGAGCACAGACTGTTTGAAACCACACATGTAACCAAGCACATCTTGGTCAAACTGGTCAGCAAGCCGATAGGCCGCACGATCAGTAGCAAGCTGCTGGAAGTTCACATGACTATGTGCTTCTTCAATGTCGTCCATCTTAAAGGCAAAGTAGTTAGCCTTGTCAATGGTCAACGAGAAGTCTTCATCGTCAAGATCCTGTGGCGTGATAGTAGTACCACGAGTGTAAGCCTTGACAGTGACTTCTGGTTCTTTGATAACTTTAACGCTATCGCCCATGTTGGCGATCTCGCCAAAATAATCGCTATTAGAAATAGCTTCTACAACAGAGCCTTTACGAAAGGCTAGCTGAACCTGCTTTGAATAGATAACCGGTGAGAAATTACCATTAGGCAGGTTGTTGTACCCAGCAGTGGATGAAAATGCCATTTAAGGTCTCCTACATTTTCTACAACATCCTAATGCGTGTAACTAAGACACGCTACGTTACCTATTTCACAAGGCCGTTTGATATAGAGGTTGTATAATACTATGGCCTATAGTACTAAAGGCTCAATCTTACGGGTGGCTTAGAAATAATTACTACGCTGGTAGTGTAAGTTGCTACATAGTAGGGTTACACTTCTAGCATAACTGTATATAGTTATACTCTATTTTGAAAAAATGTCAAGTCTTTATCGCGCAGAACCAGAAACATCATAAATAAAACTGCCTCCGCGAATTGACTCCATGATAGCATCAGAATTTTTTTCGTATTCTTGTGGTGTCATTTTCTCAACAGTAGACTCTTTAAAAGCACCTGCTTCGTTAGTCGTTGCGGGGCGATTACGTTCGCCCTTAGTTTTAACAGACCTAGCAGCATCCTTTTCTTTATTGCCTGTATTCTTTTTACTAGTACCCATGTCTGCTTTGTACAAATCAATTGCTCGCGCAGCAGACTTAGCATCATCATCATTTTCGTATAGTGCTTTCTGAATCCATGTAGGTTGTTCTTCAGCCCAGTCATGGAAAGAATCACTATCCCTAATACTATCAAAGTCAGGATGAAAAACGTATAGCTCATTTTCTGCACGTTCTTTAGACATCTGTAGTCGTTCACTGTTTAACTCGGATACTTGTGCTTCAATTTCAAGTGATCGTTCAGATGCCTTTTTCATAGCAATAGTCTCTACAATAGCAGCTACGTCAGGATACTGTTCTGCCCAGGATGCAATATCGTCATCCGTTTTAGGCAGTTTAAATTCTTTTTTAGTTGCAGAATCTAGCTGACTTTTTAAGTTATCAATTTCCGTGCGTAGGTCTTCTGCCTGTTTTTGCTGATGTCTTCGTAGATCAGAGTATCTCTTTTTAAAAGTCTTTTCCTCTGCACCTAAGTTAGCAGTATCGTCTTCCGTTTCCTCGTTACCTGTTTTTTGTTCTTTAATAAGTTCTTTTAGTTCATCCTCTTCCTTTTGGATACGTTCCTCCTTTGAGTACGGGCGGGACATAAATGCTACTTTCTTTACAGACTCTACTACTGACGATGCTGCATCTGACATATTTTATTCTCCTTTGTTGGGGCCACGGTAGCCGTTCTGGGGCATGGGTAGCCAACTAATGGTTTATTATCGCGAGGGTAAACCGGCCCTCTATTCTACGCACCACTTAAGTCAATCTCCTCCAAACCCATTTTAAGCATGTTAAAAACATCTCTTGGGAAGTCTTTAAACAACTTACCTTCGCGACTTCCACCAGCATAACGAATATCTGGCTGGGTAATTGGCGAAAATCCTCCCATAGTATTTTCAGCGAATCCCCGGCTTGACGGACCAATAGGTGTACCGGTGTATACGTAGAGAGGATTGTCATCCGAGCTTGCTGGATCGCGCCTTATATACGTATCAAGTGTGTCAGTGGAAAGTCCTCCTAAATTAGCTCTACTAAAACTCCTTTGGAACTCTCTATATTGACGTGCATTAAACCGCATATTCCCCGCATCTAGGTAGTTATGGGTAGGTACTTTTTTGTCTGGTGCGGTTGGCGTTTCGGGTGCGGTTGGCGTTTCGGGTGTGGTCGTTGTGTTGTTCCCGGCTGCTACTGACTCATCGCCAAATAATGTAGCCCCGGTATCCGCCGTTGATTGCGTATCCGTTGATAAGATACTGTCTGAGGGTCTGCCAATACTCGTACCCCTAGCTGCCTTAATCTCAGGACGAGAAACTAAACCACGTTTTTTATTTTTAGTCTTCTTTAATGCTTTTCTTTTTGGTCTTTGTATTAGTCCGCCTTTAGCACTAGGGGACATCACGCCTTCCGGCGGGCCTGTGTCATCAGCAGATGGCGTACCACCCATCGCGTCAGGTCCCGCAGGGGCCGATGGGGCCGAGGAGTCAGGGCCTTGCGCGTTGGGCCCCGGCCCTTTCGAGCCGCCAACCTCGCTCTCATTTTGCGGTCCACCCGCCGGTCCGCCCATGCTCGGGCTTGTATCCGGTGGCCCAGATACTGCCTCGCCCGGTGCGCCGACACCCTTACCTCCAGGTCCAGGCTGATTACCCGGATTGGCTTGGGACGACCTTTGCGCGTCGTACGCTTCTTTTGCTTTATCCGCATCCCTGCCTCCTAGAACAGAACCATCAGGACCTACTGCGTAACCAAATCCACCCAGGCTATTAGAAACCACACCAACACTACCTACACCACCTATATTACCTACACCGCTAATGTTTCCACGATCCATACCCATGGCATCTGCGTAGTCATCAGCCATTTGATTTGATGCTCTAACATCTGTATAATCTTTCATCAGTGCCCTTGTTACCGTATTATTATTTAAAATACCCAGCACCGCATGTGGACTAAAATTTTGCGTTTTGCTCAAGGCTACAACTTCATCCATCACCGCCTGAGGAACACCCATGCTCTGCATCGCAGCTACTGCCGCATTTCTGTCATAAGATGCCATGCCGGTACTCAGGACTCCGGTAGGATCAGCTAAATTAGCAATAGCGCGCATACCCATGTCAGGTAATGCTGCACTACCAGTCAGTGCATTAAAACCCGCAACTGTCATAGGTCCCATTGCAGCCGTTTGCGCTACACCCAGTACATTTCCCTGTTCCTTCATTTCAGATAAGGATGCATTACCTGAACCTTGTGGATTGTCTTGTCCTGATCCTTGTTCTGTTGCCGTTTCCCAAGGTTGTAAAGTGGTAGTCGTATTATTCGCGGCTACTTTCTTTTTATACTCAGCTTCCGTTACATACCCATTTGGAATAGGAGTTTGAGCTACTCCGTTAATAAATTGAATTGATAACGTCTCTCCTCCTGGTCCTCTGTATTTTTTAGTTTCTGTTCCCAAAGATGTCGTCCTACCTACTGAAACCGAACCTGTACCAAATAATCCTGCCGCAGTATTACCTGTAGGTTCTGGACCCGATATATTCCTACCCTGAAAAGCTCTAATAGGTGGCGGCGTATCGCCAAGTTCTTCTGCTGTAGGAATACTACCACCTCTATTCATAGTCATACTACTAATATTACTATCATCCGTCATTTCTAAGTCAGCTACTTCAAACGGAGTATCAGGATCTAGTTTAGCTGTATCTGAATTACCCATCTGCCCAATGTCTTCCATTCGAGCAAGACCCTGTTTTGCTTCATCTCGTAATTTCATGAAGAACTCTAAACCAAAGTAACGCACAACATCACCAGGAATAACCATCTCACCGGCACTTACTTGTGCAGGTACATCATCTCGTACTTCTTCCTGAAGAGATCCTACTGGTACCGTATTACCGGATACAGGATCAACTGAATTACCCTCATCCATCATGCCGCCGTTATCAAACATTGACATTTGTTCTTGTAAAGCCATAGTTCCACCCCTGTTAAAACCTAATCTTGCTGCTAGTTTACCAGAATAGTTATCTCTAATAGGATCATAACTTCCTTCAATACCAAGTACTCCATCACCATCTGTTAACTTTTTTAACAAAGCAAAACTGTAATTGGTAACTCTAGCATCTTCAGCCCGGCTACCTACATCACCTTTTGTATTAAATCTTGCAGCGATATCCCCACCAATATCTGCGGTTGTTCTTAATACATAGTTGTCTCCAAACGGAATAACAATGCCCAAGCGTAGTGCAGCACGTAGCTGCGCTTTAGTTAAGTCTTCTTTACCATCGGGTGTGTTAACAGATGCAAATGCTGCATCGGACTTAAGCTCTCCACTGTAAGTTACCTCTGGGGATTTACTAGAGGGAAACTGCAAAAAACTTTTATCAATGTTAGGTCCTCGTTGACCTCGCCACGAATCCCTTCTATAACTATCAGTATCACTGTCATCCCGCATAAATTCAGCATTTGTCATTTCTTTTTGTTTTTTTTGTTCTGACACTGTTCCACCCCTATCAAATACTTCTCTATCTGTTTTTTCACCTAGCGAAGGTGACTTTGCTTTTACTTACTGCCATTAACATGATCCCGAAGATTTACAATCTTATGCAAAGCATTAATAGCACCTTGTGCTCTATGCACTGCCATTATATCGGTAGCCTGTTCTAGTGTACGTCTTTGCATTTCTATTTCTAAACCTACATAACTACTGAAGTGTTGCCACTGGCGGTGGCTGCTGACCAGGGGCTTGAGCTTGCGGAGGAGTTCCCCCTGCATTTCCTGTAAACCCTTGCTCTCCTGGTACGGGTGCTTGTCCTGTTCCAATC